TTGTGTAGGCATATTAAGCCTTCATAATATAGCAGAGTGCATAGTATGGCGGTAAGTTTTGGTTTGTACCACTTGAACCTGTTGTGCTATTTGTTGTAGCAACAGTAATACCAGTTGTGCTTGAGCTCACACTTGGGGTTAGCCCTTGTCTTCCTGATTGAGTACTTGTTGGGATAGTATATTGCTCGTTGTAATAGCCTTGACCTAAAGGATATGTATGGCTATGTCCAGGGTCTGTGACTGTAGAAGTTGCAGTATGAGTATGAGATACGACAATAGCATCTGCAGTACCACCAGTTGCACCTACAGCATAAGTAGATGTAGCACCTACTACAAAACGGTTTCGTAAGTCAGGAGTAGAACTTGAACCATCACATAATAACCAACCACTAGGGATAGTTGCTAACGAACCTGACCATAACATAATCATACCAGCTACAAAAGCATTACCCCATGTAGGTGTATTTCCTGACCCTGCCGATAATAATACTTGACCAGACGCACCTGCTGTGCCATCTAGTGTAACACCACCTGTAATTGCTAATGTTCCTGCTACTGAAAATGGGTCACCACTAGAACCATCTTGTTGGTTTTTTAGTAACGACATTAAGCTACGAATAGCATTGTTTACGTTAGCTGGTGAACAACCTTCAGCAATATTGATATTAGTTATATCTGTATTGTCTGCTGACGTTGCACTAAATTCTGAAATTTTGGTTTTTGCCATCTTTTATCCTTGTCTTAACCATATATCGTTACTTGGAGTAATGTCAGTCCAAGTTTCTGTTCCTGCTGTAATTTCTGTCCATGTATCTGAAGAAGGTGATATTGCAGACCATGTTTCTGAACCTGCTGATACTGGTGTCCATGTTTCTGTTCCTGGAGTAACAGGTGTCCATCCTTCACCTTGTCTTGTACCTTTAGCTGTTACACTTCCTATACCTTCTACATAAGCAAAACCTGCAAATATAGCGTTAGGGCTTGCATTTACTGTGGCAAAAGCGTTTACTTGTGCATTGGCTGAATTTATTAAACCACCTAATGCTGATACTGTAGCAATTCCTGTGATAGCACCTGTTGCTGATAGTATACGGAATCCATTAGCTGTAACTGTAGCATTGGCTGTAATAAAGGCTATGCCACCTATGACTAATGAACCTAATGCTGTGACTGTACCTGTTGCTGTAATACTTGCTGAAGCTAGTGCGATAGAACCGCCAGTAGCAGATACTGTAGCTTCTGCAAATATTGCACCACTACCAAATTGTGTTCTAGTAGCTACAGCAGATACGTCTGCAAATCCATTTATAGATGCTGTGCCAAATACTAATGCACCGCTTGTGGTAACTGTGATGGTTGCAGTAGCTGTAATGCTTGCTGCAGATGTTCTAAAGCGTGTGCCTGATGCAGATACGGTTGCGTCTGCTGTAATCTGTGCTGCTGCCTCTACAAATCTTCCTGCTAACGAGCTAAAAGGAGCTTGGGAGAAGGATGCTATGCCAAACATTTATTACTCCTTATTCGTCTGCTGGTAAAGGTGTATTGCCTTCGTCTAACCATTTAAGATAGGCTTGGTAGTCTGTGTTATCAGGTGCAAATGGGATAGACCATCCGTCTGAACTTAAAATTGAACATGGCAAACCTGTTTCAACGCTATTTACAATTTTATATGTTTTCATAATTATAACTCCGCTGAAATATTAAAAGACCCAGAACTTGCCGCCTGAAACCTAACGTAATAAGGTCTATATGTAGTTAATCCGCTAGCTCCACTAGCACCAAAATAAATGCCTTTTGTTGTAGATATATCAGTTCTTATTGTTACAGATGTTACGTTTGAAACAGGATTTACTGAGTCTGCTACAGCTAAAGACGTCCCTGATATAGAAGGCTGAGTTCTCATTTCTACTAACAATGGTAGCATACATCCAACATCCGCTGTTGAAGTTGCTACTCCAGTAAGTGCCACAAGTAAATTATTTACACCGTCATTTTTAATCCCTACAAAATACCTCTGACAATTAGCCAATTCCTGATTATAAAGTCTGCGTTCAAACGGTGTTGCTGATGTGCCTACTTCTAGTTGCACACCTGTTAGGTAGAAGGTAGCTCCGTTAGTTCCTACTACAGATGTTGCACCTGTTGCTGAATATACGTTAACTTTTGTTGTCCATGCGTTGGCAGTATCTGTAAAAGTTGAACCCATGCCTAAACTAAAACGCACATTTAATCCTCTGCCATTGGTAACTAACCATGTGCCTGTTGTATCCCCAGCAATAGTTACAGTTTTTTGTTCCCAAGTGTTAGCAGCAGATATGGTATAAGAAAATGGATAACTTCTATTTTCTGCACTATTACCTATAGAACCACCAAAAGTTCCAGTTAATGAACTACGCACCCAAAATGAAATTGTAATTGTTTTAGCAGTAGCTTTACCAAAGTCTAAATCTGCTACATTATATCCTTCTATTCTTTGTATAATAGTAAAGTAGTCACTTGTGCCAACGCTGTATGAAGATAAAGATGTAACACCTAAATAATCATTAAACCCTGCTGGTGGTGTAACTGCTCCAGCATCTTGTTGAACAGAAAATTTAGATGCTTGAGATACTTCACACATCCATCTATCAAGTGTAAATGTTGAGTCTGCAGTTATTGTTTTACTAGCACCAGCATTTCTCTGGTCAATCACCATAGCACCGTTTATAATACGGTTCTTTAGCACATAAGGTGACGCTGCAGCAGCTTGTAGACTACTATCTGGGAATGTGACTCCATTTGTTCCAGAAAGCACTAAAGGCATTATACTGCTCCTAATTGTTCGTCTGTAGGTCTAGGTAGTGTGTGTTCCCATTTAGCTATGTAGTCACCTTTACCGTCACTATCGTTTTGTAAAGTTATTACTCCAGATGAAAAATCAAGTGTTGATAGTTCTGGATATAAAGCTATAATTTTTTCGTATAGTGTCATTTACGCACTCCTTACCATAGAAGCATTAAAATATGTACATACTTGTCTAGCATCTGTAGTTTGCCCTGTTACAAAATATCCATAAATTTCCACATAATCTGTTGAGCCGTTTAAATAAACCAAGCTGCTTACTGTTACTCCAGCTAAAGCTGTTGATGGCTGACTTTCATTTCCTCTTGAATTTTCTGTTCCATTTTTATAAATAGACACAATCATTCCAGTATTTGATACATTAGCACCAACTCTACCATTGATTTGATAATAACCAGCAACTGTTGGAGTAAAAGTAGATGATGCAAAATTATTATTTGTGTCAAATACTTCTGTTGTAAATGTTATTTTTGTAAAAGTTGTATTAGATAAAGTTTGATTTGAGCTTTGCCATGCACTAAACGCTGGACCATTTACCATTACAGTACCAGTTTGAACAGGCAAAGTAAGCGTAGTTGTGCCTGCGGCTGAAGGTGCAGTAATAGTACATGAGCCTGAAACACTACCGTTTAATACTACACTAGCCATTATACTATTCCTTTATTTTTACAATTATCCATATGCCATCTTTTCATGGCAGTTAATCCACCAATTGTATTGCAATGTGGGCAAGTAACTTTTTCAAATACTCTGCCTTTATTAGCTAAAGATTTCTTTAATTTAGACTCTTCTGATTGAATTTTGCCAGTAAGTGATTTAATTAAGATTTCTTTAACATGAGGAAGCATAGGTTTGCCCTTGTTCCATGCACCATTTTCTTTAACAAATTCAGCTAAACTAAATTGCTTTTTTAATTGCTCTTCATTTAACTTGATGCCTTTATTCCAAGTTTTATAACCTTTTTTAAAGCCAAAACCTTTTGCTTTCATGCTATCAAGTTTTTCTTGTGGAATTTTACGACCTTTATTCCATACATTAATATGTGGTGGCATACCTCCACCTTTAGCAATATTCCAGCCTATCTTATCTTCTGCTCTTAATTTAGCTTCAACCATTAGACAGTATGATTCGTCTGCTACCAATACAACTTCTTTAACTAAACTGTCCCATCCATACTTCTTAATAGCGTGTAATAGATGATTATTTGCTGTTCGTTTAGCATGGTCACTCCATCTTTTCTTTATATCTTTAGTTATGCCTATATAGCCTTGAGTAAACATATCTGTATGTTCTGCATGATGTATCCAGTATACAGAAACATTAGCCATTATTTAGCCTCCAATGTTTCTATACGAGCTTTTAGGTCGTTGATGATAGTTTGTTGTTCTTGGATTGCTGCTGTTAGAGTAGCTACTAGGAATGATGTGTCTATGCCTTGTGGTTTAATTCTAGTTTGCTCAATGCCATCTTCGTCTGTGTATGTTTCTACATCATCCTTTTCACCAGTTACGCAATCAGGTATTACTTCTTGAAGTTCATGTGCAATAAAGCCTTGACCATCAGAACCATCTTGTTTCCATGTGTATGTAACAGGTTTTAATAATGCTACTTTATCTAATGCACCTATGATAGGTGCTATGTTGTCTTTTAAACGATAGTCAGACGAAGTTGTGTAAGTAGTATTAGTTCCATTTGTTCTAATGTTTCCAACACGCACTAACGAACCAGCAGTTCCTCTGTAAAACTCAAACACATCCACATTACCAGTATCATTTTCACCAATAATTGTATTTGAACCAGAGTTTAAAGTTTTCCATCCTCTTGTAGATGATGAAGTGCTTGTAGTTCCCACCAACAAGTTACCACTAGAGTCTATACGCATACGTTCTGTGTCGTTTGTACGAATCTGAAATGGAAGGTTATTCAATGTTCCTACATATCCAGCAGCACTTGCAATAGCATCAACACCCAATACAACTGCTGGTGTGTTCGTGCCAGTACTTCTTACCCTGATGACACCATCATAGTTTCCAATGCCAACAACATCAACCTTGCTTAATGGACTCGTAGTGCCAATCCCTACATTCTGTGATGTATCTATAGTAACTGCTGTGGTAGTACCATTAGTTTGTAGTTGTAGACTTCCGCTATTATCTGGAGCTATTTGTAATCCACTTGTTGTAGTTGCACGAATTATACTTGACATTATACTATCACCCATCTTGACGTAGAAGGAACGGTAACTGTTACACTTCCAGAGATAGTTATATCCCCAGCTTCTACAGAGTTATATCCTGTAGGGAATGTGTAAGATGT